TGGAACAAGTGAAGATAAAAAAAACCCAGATAGATGTTTACCTAGAAGTAAAGCTAACAAATTAACAAAAGGACAAAGAGTAGCAACTGCTAGAAAGAAAAAAACAGAGGGTAAAAAAGGTAAAACAGTTGTAGCAAATACAAAAGCTGCCAAAGTGAATGTAAATATGGGTGGTGAAATGAGAAAGCAGAATCGTGTTAAAATGAAAAATGGTGGCTTTATTGCAAAAGGTTGCGGTAAAGTTATGAATAATCGAAGGAAAGTAACTACAATTTCTTAGGAAAATAATATGTATAAAAAAACTAAAGGATATGCTTCAGGTGGCCCTGTAAAAGGCACTAAATATATGGCTAAAGGAGGCGCAGCTAAAGGCACTAAATACATGGCTAAAGGCGGTGCTATGAAAGGAACTAAATATATGGCTAAAGGTGGTAAACGTTAATTTACATTCCTTATGTCATATTTAATTTCTAATATACCTCAGTTTAAATGTTGGGTAAGAAAAGAATTTACAGCAAATCATAGCAATTATCACGGTGAGTATTTACATGCTCTAGCTATTGCTGTTAACACAATTCCAGACAGATCATTATCTTTTCAAGTCGTATTTACAGGATGCGAGATAGATAGTATGGAAGATGCACCGAATGTTCATGGCGGTGCAATGTGGGCAAGAATGCCTATTCAAGCTCTTGTAGCAGACATACCATTAAATGAATGGCCTTCACCAATGGAAGATCATTTAGCTCAACCTTGGGACTGCCTAAGTCATCACCACTCAGTAATTACTATGGACAGAGTTAGTTCCTCTCCTTGGTTATGTAAAATAGGTGGAGAATTTTATACAGGTAAATATTTATTTACTGTAGACTATACTGATAATTCAATAGCAGATGACTCTGCTCAACATAAGCAGTCTCATGTGTTATATTTAACAGAAGCTGGTGAATATACTGGTAGTTTCGTAGCATTACCAAATAATAGAGTAAGAGCTACAAACCCTGCTTTATGGCGTGTAGGTGAAGGTGCGCCAGACTTTATGCCTTCACAATGGACACATTCAGCAGAACAACATGAGAGTTATATAGATCCAAACATTACGTTTAATAATCTATACGCTCAAGAGGAAGAAGAAGATGGCACTATCAAATAGTACAGATTTTGAACCTAACGTAACTGAATTTGTAGAAGAGGCTTATGAGCGTTGCGGTTTAGAGTTAAGAACAGGTTATGATTTAAAAACAGCAAAAAGGTCAATTAACCTTATGTTAGCTGAATGGGCTAATCGGGGATTAAATCAGTGGACGATAGAGCAAACAACACAAACAGTCACACAAAGCACCGCATCTTATACACTTAATTCAAATGTTATTGACATTTTAGATATGGTTTTAAGAAGAACTGTAAATAGTACAGTGACAGATACCAGTATGAACAGAGTAAGTCGTTCTGAATATACAAACATACCAACAAAATCAACAGAGGGAAGACCATCTCAATTCTTTTTTGATAAGTTGACTTCTCCTGTTATAAAAGTTTGGCCTACACCTGAAAACTCTACAGATATATTGGTCTTCAATAAATTAGTTAGAATGGATGATGCAGATACGGCTATTAATACGATGGATATGCCATTTCGTTTTTATCCTTGTTTTACTGCTGGTCTAGCTTATTATCTTTCGGTAAAACGTGCGCCAGAAAAAACACAATTATTAAAAGAAATTTACGAAGAAGAGTTCAGAAGGGCTGCTGACCAAGATGAAGATAGAGCTTCGTTTAGATTAAAACCTGGAATGAGAAGTAGTTATTAATGGCATATGCTGTAGGAAAATTTGCTCTTGGTTTATGTGATCGTTGCGGATTTCAATATAAATTGCATGAATTGAAAGAAGAATGGAACAATTTTAAAACTTGTCCAGAATGTTTTGAACCAAAAGCACCACAATTAGACCCGACACCAAATGTAACAGACGGTGAAGCTTTGTATAATCCTAGACCAAATAACGATAAAGAGGTTGGCGAAGGATTTGTAGTAGTGACAAGCAGTTCTATTTTTCAAGCTGATTTTATGAACCCTTCAATACTAGGTTCAAATTTTACAATTTCAGAAATGACATCATCATTAGGAACAGTTACAATTACGACATGACTTATAGCGAATTATATACATTGATTCAAAGTTTTACTGATAATAATGAATCAACTTTTAATACGACAATTCCTGATTTTGTCAAAAATGCAGAAGATCGTATATTTAATCTCGTTCAAGAAGATTACTTTAGAAAAAATCAACAAGGCACTTTAACAGTAGGTAATCGTTTTTTAACTTGCCCTACAAATTTTATTTTAAGTTTTTCTTTAGCAGTCATAGATTCAACAACAAACGACTATAAATTTTTGGAAAAAAAACACCCCAGTTTTATGCAGGAGTATACTCCTGACATATCTGATACCAGTCTCAGAGGACTGCCTTTGTACTACGCAGATTTCGATAAAAATTACAGCACTTCAGGAAGTTCTGGAACTACTATCGTTGTCGCGCCATTACCCGATTCTGCTTATACTGTAGAATTGCACTATCTCTATCGACCAACCAGTTTAGTAACTACAACAACTGGCACTTGGTTATCGCAAAATGCTAGAGAAGCCTTATTATATGGCTCATTGGTTGAGGCTTATACTTTTATGAAGGGTGAACAAGATTTACTCAACACTTACGAGAAAAGATTTCAAGAAAATATAGCTAGATTGAAAAACAGAGCAGAAGCTAGAGGAAGACGCGATGAATATCGTTATGACTCTCTTCGCTCACAAGTAAGTTAAAAATAAAAGGAGAAAGTATGAAGCCTATCAAGAAACTTGAAGGCAAGACTGTAGCTATTGTCGGCATGGGCAAAAGTTGGTTTGACTACAATCTTGCAAAATCTCACGGAGTACACTTTGACGAAGTATGGGCAATAAATGCCGTTGCTGATGTCATATTTCACGACAGAATATTTATGTTAGACCCTGCAAGTCGCTTTTTTGATAGTGACGACGCAGGCGGTCAAACAGATTCAATGATAAAAATACTAAAAAATCACGAAGGCCCTATATACACATGTGAATTAGATGATAGAGCTAAAGGTTTAGTTGAATATCCAATTGATGAAATAGTTTCTGAATTTAGTTGTCATTACTTAAATAATACAGTTGCTTATGCAATTGCATTTGCTTTGTGGTGTAAAGTAGGAACGTTAAAATTATTTGGTATAGATTTTTCTTATAAAGGAAACTTACATTTTGCAGAATCTGGTAGAGGATGTGTTGAGTTTTGGCTATCTAAGTGTATTGAAAATGGAATTACTATAGAAGTTGCAAATTCATCTTATTTACTTGATACAGCAATACCAGGTGATGAAAGATTATACGGTTATCACCGATTAGATGATCCAAAAGTAATTTTGGCTGATAAAAATAATAAATTTAGAGTTTTTAATAAAAGCCAAGTACAAAATAATAAAAAAGAACAGGAATCTGTGTTGATGGATAGATATGATAGTCATTTAAAGAAAAATAAAGTAGGAGAACCTAACAAATGGTAATTAAAATTACACCTGATGGAGTTCCAGAATTAGGATTAGTTGAAGTATCTACAACCAAGTATGGTGGTCATCCTCCTGAATTTTGGGCAGAACAATTAGTAAATAAAATATGTAGTTATTCAGAAGATAATGAAACGCATGTAAAAGAACAAGCAAGAGCTTATAAAGATTTAATTTATAAGGTTTGTTTGATTTATATTAAAAATGCTATAAAATCTTATAAAGCTAGTCTTATACAAGAGATGCTTAAAGCAGGCGAGGAAGATTTAGCTGAAATTATTAAGAGGATATAAATATGGCTATAACTAGCACACTGACAACAAGTTTTAAGGTTGAACTTTTAACTGGCACTCATAATTTTACCAACAGTTCTGGTAACTCTTTTAAACTAGCTCTATATACAAGTTCTGCTACAATGGGAGCAACTACAACGGCTTACTCAACTTCACAAGAAGTAAGTGGCACTAACTATACTGCTGCTGGTGCAGCATTAACTAATGTTACGCCAAGCTCCACAGGTACAACAGCAGTAACAGATTTTGCAGATTTAACATTTGGTACAGCTACAATTACGGCTAGAGGATGTTTGATTTATAACGATACAAATTCTGACAAATCAGTAGCTACTATTGATTTTGGCGGTGATAAAACATCTACAGCAGGCGACTTTACTATAGTCTTCCCAGCAAAAGCAGCATCAACAGCTATTATTCGCATAGCCTAGATAGAAAATGGCCAACATAACAGGTTGGGGTCGAGGCACATGGGGACAACTTACCTGGGGTGAGCCGTTACCTGTTACCCTTTCTGCGCCTAGCACAGCTACTTCCGCTTTAGGATCGGTATCTGTAGTTGCAAAAGCAGATGTTTCAGTATCAGGATTAGCTGGTACAGTTGGCGCACCCACAGCAGGCGTAAACGCACAGGCTATAGCAGTTGTTGCAGGGGCTGTCGGTACACTAGGTTCAGTAAGTGTAGATGTTGATGGAGAAGCAAATGTAGCCGTTACTGGTGTTTCTGCGACAAGTGCGATAGGTTCTGTTACTATACATCATAATGCAGTTGCTAATGTTACAGGTATAGCAGCAACAAGTTCAGTTGGATCAATCACGCCTCAAGCAGATTCAAATACCTCAGTAACTTTAGATGGATTATCAGGATTAGTTGGATCTTTGAGAATCGAATGGGTTGATATTGATGAAGATCAAACTTCTGGATTTACAGATATAGATGATTCTCAAAGTTCTGGATTTGAAGATATTACAGAAACACAGTCTCCAGATTGGACTGATGTTGCTGCATGATTTATAGTATATGATAATTATTTGTCTAATTTTAAAGTTATAATGGAGTAATCAGATGGCAAGTACGTATGTAAACGATTTAAGACTCAACGAAATGGCTACAGGTGATGCGTCAGGAACGTGGGGTACAACAACAAATACCAACTTAGAACTTATTGCTGAAGCGTTTGGTAGCGGTTCAGAAGCTCTTTCAGATGCTTCTACAGCAACAATTACAATGGCAGATGGCGCAAGTGATGCAGCTAGAGCAATGGCACTTACTCTTACAGGCTCTTTATCACAGGCTTGTACTGTTACATTAGCACCTAATACAGTTAATAAATGCTGGGTTATACAAAATAGTGCTGGTGACACAGTAACCATTTCTCAAGGCACAGGCTCAAATGTCGTAATTCCGAATGGAGGAATTAAGATGATTGTTGCTGATGGTGCTGGTTCAGGAGCAGCGGTTACTGATGTATTAGACCTAACAGGTGGTACAGGTAACGTAGGACTAGGATCTGGCTCATTAGGTGCAGCTTTAACAACAGGAACAGATAACGTAGCAGTAGGTGAAGCCTCACTTGATGCAGTAACGACTGGCTCAGACAATACAGCAGTTGGCGATAACGCTGGTGGCGCGATAACAACTGGTGGTGATAATACTGCGGTTGGCTCTGGCGCACTAGCTACTGAAGATGGTAATGGACAGAACGTAGCAGTAGGATCAGCAGCATTAGCAACATTAAATGCTGGTGCAGATGCTGGCAACGTAGCGGTTGGCTATCAAGCATTAACTGCTGCAACTACTGGAGTTGATAACGTAGCAGTCGGTTTTCAAGCTGGAGATGCTGTCACTACAGGTTCAGATAACACATTAATCGGAGATAGTGCTGGCGGAGCTTTAACGACAGGTGCAAACAATGTCGCGGTGGGTTCAGCAGCATTAGCTACTGAAGATGGTAATGGTTCAAATGTTGCAGTAGGTACAAATGCTCTTACTACTCTCAACGCTGGTGCAGAGGGAAAAAATGTAGCAGTAGGTCACGAAGCTTTGAAAGTAGCATCAACAGGTATAGAAAATGTAGCAGTAGGGTGTTCTGCTATGATTGCCAACACAACAGGCTCATATAACACCGCAGTCGGTGGTTATGGAACTTTAGATGCGAACACAACTGCGAATAACAATACAGCTATTGGTGCTGGTGTTTTAACTGTAAACACAACAGGTGCTAATAATACTTCTGTTGGAGCTTATAGCTTAGATGCAAACACTACAGCAGACGATAATACGGCGGTTGGTTATGCTTCTTTGTCTGGCAATACAACAGGAACAAATAATGTAGCAGTCGGTAAAGATTCTTTAGCAGCTAACACTACTGGTAATCAAAATACTGCTATTGGTGTAGATGCTTTAACATTAAATACTACAGGAGCTAACAACACAGCAGGTGGAGTAGGAGCTTTAGACGCAAACACAACCGCTTCTGGCAATACAGCATTTGGAGCTTCTGCTTTAGGAGCAAACACCACAGGAGCAGAAAATACAGCAGTTGGTAAAGATGCTTTATCAGCAAACACCACAGCAACGCAGAATGTCGCAATAGGTGTGGAAGCATTACAAGATAACACTACAGGAGCTAACAATGTTGCTGTAGGTAGTGGTTCTTTAAAGGAAACTACTACAGGAGGTGTTAATACTGCATTAGGTAATTTTGCTTGCCGAGATAACACAACAGGCGGAAACAATGTAGCAGTTGGTAAAGATGCACTATTATCAAACACA